CATTTTGTCTATTTACATTTTGACCACTTCTTGGTGGTGGTGTCATTCTAAAATTTAAATCACCGCAAAATAATATATTATATCCATCATTAAAAGCTTCTTCTAATTTAAAATGTTTTATTATTTCTCTAAATTGTTCTTGTCTTTTACTTAATTTTGTATTTTCTACTTTGCTACTATAAGATAAATGTGTATTAATAAATTTAAATTTATATTCTTTTTCTGAATAAGTAAATTCTAATGTACAACATATAGTTCCTTTAGTTATTCCAATAGAATTGTCTCTTTTTTTTTTAAATATAGATGAATTATATTTACTCACATTAAAATTAGATTTAGTAATTTTAATTTTATTTGTATCTGTAGCTGTAGCTGTAGCTGTAGTTGAATTATTTTTTAAGCTTCTGTTTACATAAATACTCATTCTTACATTATTATTATAACCAATCATAATCATTGAACTATATGAAGAACCGATTGTTTCACCAACTTTTTCATATGAATCAATGATTGAATTATAAAATGATTTATGAAAATCAACTCTTAAAGTTGTTGTACGAATATTTGATTCTTGTGTATTTAAAATAATAAATAAAGGTTTATCTTTTTCAATTTTTTTTTTTATAATATATGCATCTGTTTCATTATAAGATTTATTTGCTTCATTAAATGATAAAACTAATATTTTCTTATCACTATTATTATTTTGAGTTGGTTTGTTATAAAAAAAATTTGGTAATGTATGATTTTTTAAATTATTATTCATTATATAATTAATAAATATTTTTTTTAATATTAAATATAAAAAATAATATTTAGTCTAATCGAATTGTTAATGAAATCATTTTGTGATCTGACTTATCTGGAAATAAATACATTTTTAAATCACTTTTTTTTAATGGTTTTAAATATCCTTTTGTTGAATTATTTATTGAATTATTTGTTGTTTTAGTTGTTATTTTAGTTGTTGTATTATTAGTTGTTTTAGTTGTTGTATTATTTAATGTATTATTTTTTTTCTGCATAGCAACTAAAATACGATCAGGCATGGACGGAGGTCTAGGTAATTTATTTATAATACTATTTCCTCTTTTCTTATATAACTCAGTTATTTTTTTTTTTAAATTTTCATCTTCATCACTTAATTTTATAAATTGTTGAATTAAATTAACAAATTCATTTGATTTTCCAGATTTATGTTTCATTGTTAAATGCGATCCTAATTCATCAATACTTTCTTGAAATGCTTTTTTTAATTGAATAATTCCTAATTCTCCAATTTGTTGTAATGTTTTTGTTCCATTTGTTTCAATAGTTGATAATATATTTTTAATTTCATTTCTATTTATTAAACTTTTATTTGATTTTATTAATGGAAGTATATTTCTTTCATAATTCCATTCAGGTTTTTCTTTTATTTTTTTTATATTATTTATATTATATTCTTTAAGTTTATCTAAATAAATTTTAATAGTTTCATTCATATAAGTATTAATATTGGTTTTTTTATTTTGTAATGAATAATTGTTAAATATATAAGTACTATTTATTTTTTTTGTCATTCTAAAATTTAAATCTCCACAAAAAAATATATTATAATCATTATTATTATAATCATTAACTAAATCAAATTTCTTTATTATTTTAAAAAATTCATTTTTTCTTTTTTCTAATCCTGTATTACTTTTTTTACTACTTGATGTTTCAAAAAATAAATGTGAATTTATAAATTTAAATTTATATACTTTTCCTGAATAATCAAAATCTAATGTATAACATATTGTACCTTTATATAAAGTCATATTTTTAATATCACCATATTTAATATTAAATTTATTATTTTTATTTTCATTTATTATATTACATTTACTATTTTTCAATTGATAAATACTCATTCTTACATTTTTATTACCTGTTAATGGTACTAACATTGATTCTGTTGTTGAAGCATCTTTTTCTCCTATTTTTTTATAATTATAATCTTTTATTAAATTATTAAATATTTCATGAAAATCTTTTCTAAATTTTTTAATTCTTGATTCTTGTGTATTTAATATAATAAACTCAGGATTATCTAAAAATATTTTATTTGCTAATACATAAGCATCTAAATTTTTATATGATGCGTTTGCTTCATTAAATGAAACAATTAAAATATTTGGTTCTCTTACATAATTATAATTTTTAAAATATGGCAAAATATAATTATTAAATTTTTTTTTACTATAATATTTTTTTTTTAATTTATCTTTTAAAATATTATTTTTTTGTATAAAATTAGTATTTTTATTTCCATTTGTTTTATCATTTTTTAATTCTGTTTTATTTATATTTAAATTATTAGTATTATTATCAAAATTTATTCCAAAATAACCAATTACTTGTAATCCTATATATACATATATATTTTTTAAATCTTTTATTTTGTAAGATATATTAATTTTATCATTATTTATAAAACTTAGATAATAGTCTAATAATTGTGATATTAATTTTTTAATTAATTCTTCTGAATTAAAATAATCTAATTTATTTCTCATCGTATTTGAATGTTTTTTTTCATAAATAAATTTACATATTTTTTTTAATTCTTCTATATTATTTATAAATAATTTTTCTGATAAATTACATTTTTCAAATATAAAATTAAGTACATCTTCTTTTATTTTAGATTCATTACTTATATTATTTAAATTTATTAAAAAATTATTTGTAAAAAATATTTCTAAATTATTATTTATTATAAAATCTACATTATTTTTATTTTTTGTATTAAAATTATATTTAGTTTTAAATAAATAAAAATATATTTTATTATCAATTTTAAATGTAAATATATATGATAAACATACTTCTAATTTATTATCTTTTTCAATATATTCAGTTTTATTATTAATCTTAATGCCTGATAAATTTTCTATTGATTTATAAAATTTTTTGTCTATAATAATATTTATATAATTAGTAATAAATGAAAATAAACCTTGTTGAAAAATATACAAAAAACTTAAACCATGTTTTTTTTCTTGATTATTATATATTTGTTTTTTTAAAAATTCATTCATATTAATAATTTTATTATTAATAGTATATTTATAATCTCTTCTAAAATCTGCAAAAATTTGATTTTTTAAATCTGCATCACCTCCTATTATATAGAATCTTATAAAATAATATATTTTTTGATTAAATATCATTTTATTATCAAGTTTTTCAAAAAAATTAATATTTTTATCTATATCAAGATTTGTTTTATTTAATTTATTATAACTTTTTATATATTCATTAAAATTTATATTTTTATGATAATAAGTTTGTAAAGGATCCTCATTATATTTTTCTTTTAAAAATTTATATTCTTTTTCTAATTCTTCTTTTTTACTAATTTTATTCATATATATATATAATATTTTTTTAATTATTATATAAATAAATTTATTTTAAAAATATATTATCTATTAAAAATTAATGAATAAAAAAAATAAAAATAATCAATTGCTTTCATTAAGTGAAGATTTTGAAGATGAAGACTCATTTGATGATGAAGATTATGTTGAAGATGAAGATTTTATTAAAAAAAGAAAAAGACGCGCCAGTGAAGGAGATTTAGACCAATTAAAAAAAAATAAACATTTTAAAAATAATTATTTTAAAAATTTATCAAAAAATGAACAAAAAATAATTTTAGAAAAAGAAACTGAAATATATAAATTTTTAAATGATCATACACCATTGCGTTATAATATTATTAATTCTAATTTATATTTAAGTACAAAATCTATGATATTACAAAAAATTGACCAATTTGAAGAAATGAACCAAGAAGAAACAGAATATCATAAATTAAGTAAATGGATTAATTCATTATCAAAAATTCCTTTTAATAATTATTCTAAAATGATTTTAGATATAAAACCAAATAAAGTTCAATATTTCCTAATGAATTCATATGAGAAATTAGATAAAACTATTTATGGACAATATAAAGCAAAAAATAAAATTATGCAAATATTAGCACAATGGATATCAAATCCAGACTCGATGGGACAAGTTATTGCATGTCAAGGACCAGCAGGAGTTGGAAAAACGAGTTTAATAAAAAATGGTGTTTCAGATGTATTAAATAGACCTTTTTCTTTTTATGCTTTAGGAGGTGCAAACGATATAAGTGTATTAGAAGGACATTCTTATACATATGAAGGTGCAATTTATGGAAGATTAATTGAAATGTTAATAGAAACTAAAATTATGAATCCAATTATTTTTTTTGATGAATTAGATAAAATTAGTAATGATGAAAAAGGAAGTAATATTGAAAATTTATTAATACATTTAACTGATCCTTCTCAAAATAATTGTATTTATGATAAATATTTTAATGGTATTGAAATTGATTTTTCAAAAGCATTATTATTTTTTTCATTTAATGATATTCATAAAATAAATCCTATTTTAAAAGATAGATTAACAATTATTAAATTTGAAGGTTATACTATTGATGAAAAAATAATTATTTTAAAACAATATTTACTAGATGAAATTATTAAAAATATTGGACTGCAAAAAAATGATATTATTTTTAATGAACATATTTTTCATTATATTATAACTAATTATGCAGGTAATGAAGAAGGTATGAGAAATACAAAACGCATTTTTGAAGAACTATTATTACAAATTAATTTAATTAAACTTTTAAATGATGAACAATATAAAAAAAAATGTAAAAATTTACACGAAAATTTTACAACTAATTATAATATTATTGATTTAAAATTTCCTCTTGAATTAAATGAAAAAATTATTGATATTTTACTTAAAAATTATAATTAATATAATTAAAATAATTAATTTAATCATAAATTTAATAATAAATTTAATCATAAATTTAATCATAAATTTAATAATAAAATTCTTTTTTTTTCCTGCTAAAAAAACTTTATTAGTATTAGTTCTTTTTTTCCTGATTTTATTTTATGAACATAATGTGCTTCACGACTATCAAAAAATACACATAAATTTCTTTCTGGTTTTATTTTTGTACCATCACTAAATTCTAATATTCCTCCTTCAAAATCTTTATTATATGTAGATCCATAAATAATTAAACTATATTTAGGAATTTTATTAGGATAATATAAACATTTTTTATCAGATATTTTAAATTGATTTTGTTGATTTTGTTGATTTTGTTGATTTTGTTGATTTTTTTCTATATTTTGAATTAAATTACTTTTATGATTAATAATTAATGCATCATCACAATGCCATTTCATAAAATCACCAGTAATATTTGTTTTTATTGAATATATAACATCATTTTGTATTAAATTAATATTATTAAATTTTAAATTTAAATTTTTTGAAAAATCTTTTAATTCTTCATAATCATTTTTGTTATTAAACATATCTTTTATATAACCTATTTTACGTATTTCCTTTATTTCATGATTATTTTCTAATAAACTTAAAGAATATTTTTTTAATATATTTTCTTTTTTACCAGACATGTTTCATAATATATAAAAAGAATTTTTTATCTTTAAATTAATATATTTATTTTTTTTATTAAATAATTTATAATATAATTTATTTTTAATCTTTTATTTTTTTATTATAAATATATATGATTTATTGGACAACATATAATTTTGCAAGTTATTTATTATATAAAGCTAATATTATTCCAATGAATGCTTTATTAAAAACATCATTTATTTGTACATCTATTATGGGAGGTTATATGGTTTATGTACATCCTCGAAAAATCATATTTCATTATGGTAAAAATAAGAAATATAATATGCATTATCCTTTAATGGTTATTGGTGATTTAATAACTCATCAATTACCATTAATAGATTGTTTATTTATTCCAAATCAATATCATATATGTGGAGCTTATCTATACCCTTTAATGTTAAGTTGGTATGGAATAAATAATTATTTTATTAAAAATACAAAAAAAATTTATGGAATTAGTTTAGAAAAATTATTAGCAATAACAAATGGTATTTTTTTATTAATAGGTTTAAAACAACATTTATTTCAATTATTAAAAAATCAAAATTTAAAATAAATATTTATTTACTTAAAGTAAAAAATTTTTTACTAAAAATAAATAATTTTTATTAAAAAAAATTAATTAAAAAATTAATTAAAAAAAATTAATTAAAATAGAATTTTAATTTAGATAAATGAATTATGAATATTCTTTTTTATTTGATTTAGATGGAACATTAGTAAATACAGACAATATATATACTGAAGTATGGAATGAAATATTAAATAAATATAACATAGAATGTACAAATGATTTTTTTCAATCATTTATAAAAGGTAAATCAGATATTTTATTTTTAAAATTTTTAATTCCAACTATTTCTAATGATGAATTATTAAAAATATCAGAATTAAAAGATAATTTATTTATTCAAAAATTAGAAAATCAAACTATTTTATATCCTGGTGTTTTAGATTTCTTTAAAAAAATAAAAGATTATAATATTGGTATTGTTTCAAATTGCAATAAAAAATCTGCTATTTATATATTAAATAAATATAAACTTATACAATATATAAATATAATTATTTGTTCAGAAGATGTTGAAAATTATAAACCTCATCCTCAACCATATTTAAAAGCAATGGAATTATTGAATATTAAAAAAGAAAATTGTATTATTTTTGAAGATAGTCATACTGGATATTTATCTGCTTCTAAATCAAATCCATTTAAAACCTATATATATTTAAATGGTACAAATAATGAAATGTCAAATTTATCTAAATATACATTTAATGATTATAATCAATTAATATTAGAAGATTTATTTTTAGAAAATAATGATAATTTACATATAAGTTTTATTAATGAATTAAAAAATCAATTAAACAATTTACCTATTCAAAATATTCAAATTAATAAAAATAATAATTTAAAAACTGGTTATATTTGTGATATTGATAAATATAATATTACTTATTTAAATTTATCTAACTTTAATGTTATTACTAAAATTAGTAATCTAAATAATGAATTATCTAAAACCGCTATAAAATTAAATATGTATAATAATGAAGTTTATTTTTATCAACATTTATTTAAATATATTCATTGTATATACATTCCTAAATGTTATACTTGCTTTAAATTTGAACAAAAAGATGTTATTGTTTTAGAAGATTTATATGAATTAAATGGTGCTTTTAACATAAATTTAAATAATAATATAAAAGTATTATTAAATGTTGTTGAAAATATATTTAACATGCATGATTTATTTTATTTTAATGATTATAGTTGCGTTCCATTAAATATGAAAACTTTACATACACCTAATCAAATAGACTATTATAAAGAATTAATTAATAATAGATTTGATAAATTTATCATGAAAAATAAATTTATATTAAATGAAAAAGATATAAATATTTTAAATACTATTTATAAAAATTTTGATTTTATTTTAAATAAGGCATCAGAATTTCCATTAAGTTTTTGTCATGGTGATTTAAAAAGTCCTAATATTTTTTATTATAATCATATTCAACCTTACTTTTTAGATTGGCAATATATTCAATTAAATAAAGGTATTAGTGATATAGTCTTTTTATTAGTTGAATCAGTTGATTTTGAATTAGTTAATGTTGAACTTGTTTTAGGATATTATTTTAAATTAATGAAAGAAAAAAGAAATGAAATAAATAAAGAAACTTTTATGTATGATTTTAAAAATGCATTATGTATTTTTCCATTTTTTGTTTGTGTTTGGTTTAATAGTGAAGATAATGATAAATTAATTGATAAGTGTTTTCCATTGAAATTTATGAAAAATTTATTAAAATATTATCAATATTATTTAGTTGATTTTTTATAAATTATTGTTTTTATTTTTTAATACAGAGTATTTAAAGAAAAATTCCAAAAAATGTATCTATAATTGAATTTAAATATATTAACGAATATTTACCATTAATATAAACATCTTTTTCAATAAAAGGTTCCTCTTGATATTCTTTTAATAAAGGATTTACATAATATTTTAGTAAATCTTTATTATTATTTTCATTTATACCAAAATATTGTAAATAATTGTCATTCAATTGTTTTCTAATGGATTGAAATTCCAAATTTTTATTAGTTAATATTAATCGATAAAATTCTTGTAAGCAATGATATAAATTTTTGTCTTTCTTTTCAAATATTTCATATTTTTCATTATTTACTAATAATTCATAAAATATATAACTAATTTCTATTCCATCTGATTCATTATTATGTACAACATTTCCTTCTTTATCCTCAAAATCACCATAATGGTCAGGATTATGATATAATGGTTGAGAATGAGTTCCATCCGGAAAAATTACAATAGTTTTTTTATGATGTCCATATTTTAAATCATTGTTATTTTCATCTTCATAACATATATCTAATGGTAATCCAGTTATTGGACAGTATTTTGTTGCTCCTCCCATCTTAGTAAATGTAATTTTATGAATAATTTTATGAATAAATTTATAAATTTATAAATTTATTTTATTAATAATGTACATTATTTTTTAGATTTACTTGATGATGATGTACTGCTTTTGCTATAATTTTCTACTATTTTTTTACAATCTGCTTTACTTAAATCTTCTGCTACATAATTACCCATTATTTTATAAAATTTCGATTTATATAATATATATGGACCATATGGACCATTTTTTACTACATATTCACCATAATTATGTATATCATTACTTTTTTTTTCAACTAAACATTCAATAGCCTCTCTTAATGTTATATCTTCACCATAATCATTAATTAACTTATAATTCTTTTTATTCCATTCTAAATATAATCCATATTTACCCTTTTTAAGATAAACTTCTTTTTTCTCATGTAAGCCTAATTCCTTAGGATATTCCTCTTTTTTCATTAAATTCACATCTTCAATTGTTATTGTTTTTACATCATAATCACCTTCTAACTTCTGAAATCTACTTTTTTTGTCATCATTTACATCAACAAATTGTAGCACAGGACCATACTTCGCAACATATGCATATACATGTTCATTTTTTTCATTAATTCCTAAATTCCTTCTTAAATCTTCCTTATACTTTTTACTTTCACTTTTAGGTTCTTCGGCTTTTAATAATCTTACTTTTGGTTCAAATGAATCATAAAATGTTTTCAACATTACATTCCATACTATTTTTTTATTTAAAATATCATCTAAACTTCCTTCTAAATTAGATGTAAAACTATAATTCATTAAATCAGTAAAATGTGTATCTAAAAATTGTGTTGTACTTTTTCCAATTTCTGTTGGAATTAATTTCTTTTTTTCACTTCCTATTGCAAATTTTTCTGCTTTTTCTACTATTTTATTATTTGCTAATTCAAAATTTATTACATCCTTTTTTATTCCATCTATATCTTTATTTATTACATATTCACGTTTTTGAATTGTATCAATAATTGTAGCATATGTAGATGGACGTCCAATTCCTAATTTTTCCATTTTTTTTATTAATGTAGATTCACTATATCTTAAGGGAGGTTGTTGATATTTCTCATTTGATACTATTTTTTTATAATTTATTTTTTGTCCTTCTTTTAATTCTTTAATAAAACTATCATCTTTCATTGTTTTTGGTTCATCATCATTATCCTTTTTTGATACATAATCTTCATATACTTTCTTATATCCTTCAAATATTAATTTCTCAAATTTACATTCAAATATATACTTTGACTTACTTAAACTTATATTAATTTTATATGTATCAAATACAGCATTTGCCATTTGTGATGCTATTGTTCTTTGCCATATTAATTTATATATCTTTTTTTCATTTTTATCATAATCATCATCTAAATTTAACTTATTAATATTTGTTGGACGAATTGCCTCATGTGCCTCTTGTGCACATTTTACTTTTGACTTATATACTCTTTTTTTAAAATATGTTTCACCATAATTTGTTGTCACATAATTATTAATTTTATCAATAAATTCTGTACTTAAATTTACATTATCCGTTCTGTGATATGTAATTAATCCACCTTCATATAATTTTTGTAATATATTCATAATCTGTTTTGAACTTATACTAAATTTTGATCCAGCTTCTTGTTGAATACTACTTGTAATAAAACAAGGTGGAGGACTTTTTTCTGTTTTTGACTTTTCAATCTTACTTATTATAAATTCGGAAGCTAATGCTTTATTCAAAAATTTAACAACATCTTCTTTATTTTCAAAATTTTTATTTAAAAATCCTTCTAATTCATGTTGAAAAAATCCTTTTGTTTTATAATATTTTTTATCATTAAATTTATTTATATCTTCTTCTTTTTCTACTACTAATTTTAAACATACACTTTGTACTCTTCCAGCACTTAATTTTGGTTGAATATAAGACCATAATAATGGACTTAAACTAAATCCTATTATTTTATCCAATATTTGTCTTGATTGCTGACTACGTACCATATCCATATCTACTTTTCTTGGATTAGATACAGCATTTTCAAGTGCTTTTTTTGTGATTTCATGAAATGTAATCCTATTATTTTCTTTAATGTTTAATTTTAATACACAAGCTACATGCCATGCAATTGCTTCTCCTTCTCTATCCTCATCTGCAGCTAATAATATTCTATTTACTGTTTTTGCTACTTTTTTTAAATCATTAACTTTATCATGCTTATCTTTCATAATTTTATAAATAGGTTGAAATCCATTTTCTATATCAACTCCAAAATTTTCTTCTCCTAATTCTCTTATATGACCAAATGATGACTTAACTATATAATCACTTCCTAATAACTTTTCAATAGTTTTAGATTTAGCAGGTGATTCAACAATCAATAATGTTTTCATATTTTTGAATATATATATATATATATTAATTCTTTGTATATAAATTCATTTTATTTTTATTTTTTAATAAAATTATTTTTTATACTAAAAAGTGAAATAATTAATAATTTTTTTTAAAAAATTAAAAAAAATTGATATTAAATGAAAGAAATATATAATAATATGGATACATTCAAAGACCTTTACGAATTTCTTCAATTAAATGAAGAAATTAATATAATAACATGGTTAAACGAGCCTTGGGTTGGTAAAGACAAACAAGAATCACTATTAAGATTATTTGCAGGACTTGGATTAATAGACAAATTAAAATCATATGATATTTGTAAAGGTAATTATAATAAAAAAACCATTACAAAAAATAATACAATAAAGGATATATTTTACAATGAAGAAAATAATCTTATTAATCTAAAAGATAAAGGTGATTCATCTGACCTAACTGGTATTTATAAAGAAAATGAAAAACATTTATTAGTTACAACATCAAAAAATTTAAATAAAACACAAGTTGGAAAGTTAGATATTGATAAAATATTAACAAATTTTAAACAGTATGAAGATGAAGAATATACTATGTCATTATGTATATGTGTTAGAAGTAGTATTGATTTTGAAATTATGAAAAAAAATATAGAAAAAACAAATCACAAATTAAAATCATTATTAGAGAAAGAAAACACTATTATTATTGATTGGAATGACTTGAAACAAGCATATCATCAATTTAAATTATTTTATGGACAAATACTTATTAATAATTTAATTAATTCAAATAAAACTACATTAATTTTAAAAATGCATCAACATCTTGGTGTCTTGAAAACACTTAGAATGAAAAATAGTGAAAAGAAAAAAATTTTATGGGGACATATTCAAAGAAGTGGTAAAAGTTATATTATTGGTGGTTGTATTATTGAAGACAGTAAAATTAAAGATGAGTGTAATTATTTGGTAATAACAACAGCACCGAATGAAACAATTGAACAACAAAGAAAAGTTTTTGATTGTATTCAATTAAAAGATTTTAATATTATTGTATTAAATGGTAAA